AAAGGTGTAGATCCAATTGACGAAGTAACCAATCTGATATTCGGCTAGTAGGAGGCTCCATGCAAACCAAAGGACCAAGATGCTTCAAATGTAACAAGCCAATCATGTTCACGGACAGCTGCGGCAATGAGATAATGTTCGAGGCTGCGTTCCTGCGAGTAGGCTTCGGTGACCAGAACGATGCACGGTACAACAAGTTCCTGCGCCAGCAGCTCGGCAAGTACTATCAAGTAGCGCTGGATGTGGGGTTCGAGCTGATGTTTTGCTACGAGTGCTTCCTTGATTCTGTACTCCACGGGACCCCCAAGTGCATCCCCGAAGAAGTAAAGGCCCCGAAACCACAAAGGAAAAGGAACCCAATACACACATGGATAATAAATTAGAAGAACTGAACAAACAGATAAAACAGTGCGAGCAGTGCTCGCTAAGACCAGAAGCAACGGCTCCTGTTTGTGGCTCTGGGGAGATAAGGGCAAAGTATTTTGTATTAGGTGAGGCGCCAGGAGCCAACGAGGATTCGTATGGACTGCCCTTCGTGGGGGCGGCTGGCAAACGGCTAGACAAGCTACTAGCGCTGGCGGGCATCACTCAAAACGAGTGCTACCTGACCAACGTATGCAAATGCCGACCACCCGCCAACCGCACCCCGCGTAAATCTGAGCGCCTCGCCTGCTACCAATATTTACAGCAGGAACTAGAGATAATCAAGCCACAGTATGTAATCACACTGGGGGCAACACCACTGTCGTTGTTCTCAGACCAGGGCATCAGGCAGATGCATGGCACCATGTTCGATTACAATGGCTATAAGATAATCGCGCAGTACCACCCAGCTGCTGCCCTGCACAACCCACGGCTATGGGCGGTCATGCTGGACGACTGGCAGAACATGCCCGAGAAGGTAGACACGAACTTCACCATAGCGGACGTGTTCAAGCCTGAGTCAAACATGCTTCTAGCCATGGACACAGAGAATGACATCACTGGTGACCTTGGTGCTTGGTCAGTAGCATATAGGCAGGAGGGGCAGCTCAAGGTTCACCCAGCGCATGGCTCACTCGGGGGGTGGAGTTGGGGTGACAACCTTACAATCATGCACAACGCCAAGTGGGACCTACGTGTGCTCGACAAGGCTGGTATGAAACGCCCAAACAAATATGGCGACACCATGATAGCCGCATATTGCTTAGGTCTGGGCAGACAGGACACAGCAGACAGCTCAAAGGACAGGTCGGGCGATAGTATGGTCGGTGGACTTGGGCTCAAGTACCTTGCCCGTCGGCATCTGGGCGCAGAAATGAAAACCTGGGAGCAGGTCAAAGACACTGATGGCATGGCTGAGTACAATGCCATGGACTCCGTAGCCACATACCTGTTATACGAGTGCTGGGCCCCACACCTGCCCCAGCACTACTTTGACATAGATATGCCCTTGCTTGGCGTCTGTATGTCCCTGGAAGACCGTGGTATCAGAGTAGATCCTCACTTCTTGAAGCGCTACGCTGATGAACTTGACGTTGAGTTGGGCAAGATAGAGTTGCCCTTAAATCCTTACTCGCCCAAGCAGGTACAAGATTACATATATGGCACCCTTGGTGTCGAGCCTACAATTTTTACAGACACAAAGCAGCCGAGCACTGATAAGAATGTCTTGGAACAGATAGATGACCCAATTGTTAAGCAGATTCTGAAGTATCGTGACCTGTACAAAGAGCGCAAGACCTATGTTAGTTCTTATGCAACACGTATGGACCCTGAGAATCGAATACACCCTGAGTTTAAGCAGACCTCTACTGCTACAGGGCGTCTTAGTTGTGCTCGCCCCAATCTGCAGAACGTCACGACGGCAAACAAGAGCAACTTAAGGAAACTCTTTGTGCCCAAGCCTGGTTATTTGTTAGTAGTCCTAGACTACAAGAAACTAGAGTTTGGGGTCCAAGCTGCGATAACACAAGACCCTAGAATGTTAGAGGCTTTTCTACATGGAGACGTACATCAAGAGACCGCCGATGGTTTAGGTCTGTCCTATGATGATGGCAAGCGTGTTAACTATCTCATGCAGAATGGCGGAGATGCTTGGAAGATCTCTTACGATCATGGTATTCCTATTGATGATGCTAAGGTTCATATTCGTAACTATTACAAGCGCTTCCCCGGCATCAAAGAGTATCATGAGCAACAGAAAGAAGCCGCGCATGAGAAGCGCGAGGTAGTCAACTACTTCGGCAGACGCAGGCGCTTGGACTCTATGTTCTCAGAACACTGGCGTACCATACGAGACGGTGAGAAGGAAGCCATGGCGACGCCTATACAAGGGAGCGCGGCAGATGTCGTTAAAATAGCCATGATTGACCTACATTACAAACATCACGCCCCAATGGTCTGCCAAGTACACGACGAATTATTATTTGAATTACCAGAAAAAGACGCAAAGGAGTATGCCACTTGGTTGACAGAATATGTGCCCACAATTGTTGACATTGAAGGCGTTCATTTCCCAGTCGAGATAGGTATTGGCAAGACATGGGCAGACGCAAAGGGAGTTCATTGACTGATGATATTCACAAACGGTAACTCAAAGATGGGCAAGAACGTAAAGTGTTTTAACCTGCCTCCGCTGGAGACATGTACTCCAACTAAGTGGTGCGCCAAGAACTGCTATGCATTGAAGGGCAGGCACACATTTGCGAACGTCAAGGCGAGCCACCAGAGAAACTTAGAGATGTCAAAGCTGGCTGGGTTCTCTATTGCTGCGACCATAGAGCTTGATAGGTGGCGTGGTCGGTACGTTCGCATCCACGCAGCTGGCGACTTCTACGATGAAGAGTATGTGAACAAGTGGTTCCTAATATGCAGGGCTGTCCCACACAAGTTGTTCAAGGCAACAACACGGAGGCTAGACCTGAGAGAACCATTAGAAAAGCTGGCTGCCCTGCCCAACGTGGTCGTTCGAGCCAGCACAGACCCATCAAATTGTGTAGGTATCGGTGCGTTTCCTGTATTCGCAGTCCCAGGAACACCTGTACCAGACGGACATATAATGTGTAATGATGACTGCGAAGCTTGCAAGTATGAGTGCTGGCACAACCACGCCCCTGTGCTTGCGGCAAAGTTATATACAGGAAGGAGCGACAGTGCACGACATAAAAGTTAAGAATGGTGTCGACGTGGCTAGTATACATTACAATGTCCGCACCGACAAGAAACATGACAATGAACTAATGGACAGGAACCACTATGGTGAGTGCCATAACAGAACAGGAGAGCTCTACGTGGCTTCGCAGTATGGCGCTGATTTGTACAACTTGTCTTTTATACATGAGCTGATCGAAGCCATTGACTCAAGGTTTTGCCAAGACAATGTAAGTCATGACCACATATGCGGTCTGTCGGAGGGCTTAGCGCAGGCATTCAAATCCCTAGGGGTGCGCTTTGTCTACAAGTGATGAAGGCATACAATTAGAACTGCCGTATATGTGGCACACGAACGACGAGTTCAACAAGATGATGTTCCGGACCAGAGTACAGATAGCTGGTATATTGAAGCCTCTTGAATTGTATGGGCAAAAAGAGGCTGTGGTTGGTGCCGTCGAGGCAATCATGGAAGTTATCGACTTGTTTGGACAACGCGTGAGGGGCAAGGATATACCGATACTGCTAATAGACAAACCATACGACGACGTAGTCGATTTACTTAGGAGGAAACAATGAAACGAAAGAAACCAGAGGGAAAAGAGTGGGACGAGTTTGTAACGCAGTGGCATGAGGCTACGCATGAGGGCAAGCTCTGGCTCGCCGACAAGTACGAGGTACACTTCGACACTACGAAGCACTGGATATCAGATGCTGGAGAGGGCTCCAGTTCTGCCCCCTCGATGCGCATGACGGCACAGGAACTTATAGGGTCCAGACCTCAGGTCCAGTTGGACTTCGTGTCGTTCGACATAGAGACTAGCAACTTGAGAGCCGACTTCTCGATTATCTTGTCGGCTGTTATCAAGCCATTCGGGAAGGACCCAATAGTATTTAGGGCGGACGAATATAAGAGTTGGAACAAAGACCGCTCGAATGACGCTGACCTAGTTACTGACATAAGTGATGAGCTCCGCAAGCACGCTATAGTTATTACCCACTACGGTCAGAAGTTCGACATACCGTTCTTGCGTGCAAAGATGGTCAAGCACCAGTTGGAACCATTGCCCCCGATGTTTGGTATAGACTCCTGGCGGATAGCCAAGAACAACTTTGCGGTGTCAAGCAGACGACTAGCAAACCTAGTCAGCTTCTTTGATATAGGTGAAAAAGGAGGCGTGGACGGGCCACTATGGATGCGGGCCGCATATGACGCAGACTCAGATGCCTTGGACGCCATCGTCGAGCATAACATCATAGACTGCGTTGAGCTTGAGGCGCTGGCATGTGTTAGCTTCCCATTCTTAAAGTCCATCCCGAAGCTATAATGCCACTGTGGCAAGAATTAATGATATGCATACCGACTTGCATGTTCTTTTGTGAGTTATTTCATATGTGGAGGGAGAAGCATGGACCGAACAGACCGAGACTATAAGCCCGAAGAAGTTGCCGCCCTTGTATTGGCAGAACTTCATTGGAAATGGGTATCAACATGGCTAGAGATGGTCTACATTGATGCCTTCGCACATGGATACAAGCACGGCATGAAGGACAGGAAATAGATTATGTGGGCCTGGGGGGACTGCCGGCGCTGAGTCGGCCTCCTTCCAGGCCTGGGCATATTAGGAGGACCATGAATTACAGTATGTACCATGATGGTGTAGTACAATGCCTAGAATGTGGGGCGTATTATAATGTTTCGGATAGATACCAAGCTAAAATCTGGGCAGAAAATCACCTAGATACTTGTGAAGGCGACCCTTTCGAGGAAGAAGGACTGGAAGAATGACAACAAAACGACAAGCACAGTACGAAATAGATTCCATTGTCTACGTGTACAAGAGCGAGAACACAAAAGAAAGAGACCGCAACTATGCCCGAAAGCTGTTACGGTCTTGGCGCCATTACCCTGTATACAAGGGCATCATAAATGAAATGGTGCGGCGGGAGGAGCTAGATATCTAGCCCTTCCATGATATTACGATGCCGATGCCAACGTCCTTGTCTGCGATATCCACGTCGAAGAGGTCTATCTCTATTGTGAGTATCCATACTTTGAAATTGAACTTCATGTCTCCTCCTCCCTCAAAAGTACTCTGGCTAGCTATTTAGAGTCGTCACTCAAAGCTTGCATTTAATTAAGCCGTTTGCTCTCTACGGCACCAGAGTCTCCCCTACCCAATAGTAATTGCGTCAGGTTTATACTCGTTATCAGGATAGTTTATAATCTCACCCGTCTGTGATTCCATCTGCCACCAGTTGCCCTTACTATCAGGAAAGAAACTCCAACCGTGGCGGTTGCCATCCCAGTTGCCTATTACAGTAGCCATCGTATTGATACCGAAATAATCCCCCACCATAACACGAAACCAATCAGCGAAATTCTCGCAGTCAAAACGGTCTGTGCGGTACTTTGGGACTTTCTTCTTGAGGTAGTTGATTATAATTACCCAATCATCAAAGGTCGGGATGTAGTACCAGGAGTCTGTGCCATTGTATTGTTTCCACTCTTGTAGGGCATCTACCAAGGTTCTTAGTTGGTTGGGGTCGAGCTTGAGTCCTTGCCCGTTAAGTTTCGGAACCCGCTCAACTCTTACTCTGCACATTTTAACTTATCCCCGCCCATAGTCCTCCACCGAGGGCGCCACTCCCACCAATGATTCCTATGAGCCAATAAAGTTTTGTTCTTACTTTACCAAGATCTTTAGTATTCTCTTCACACTTTTCTATGGCTTTCTTGACGTCACCCACCAACCCCTCGTCTCCGTTTGCCCCGAGCAGTACTGTAGTGACCTTAGTTAGTTTGTTGTTTATCTCATGCAGCAATTCGTCTGACATCTGCCGACTCCTTAATAATATATGTTGTACTCGTATAGTCGGGGGGAGATATAATATTCCCAAGTAGTAGGTTGTGTTGGCACCGCTGGCTGTCCTGCCCCTGGGAGAGCAGGTGATGGCTGTACGTAAGCACTCATAGCCATAGCTACTTGTTGGGCAGTAAGCGCCGATACGTTAACAGGGAGTACCTTTCGTTTGGTTACTCCATAGCTCCGTAAGCCCGGTCGGTTAGCCGAAGGCTTGATACCCACAAACTTATTTGATATTGCCCGTATAGCCATTAGAATGTCACCCCGTCAACTATCATGATAGATAGGTTGGCTTGGTACTCAATGTTATCAGCGTTGCCCTCCACGACAACTGATTCCATAAAGGGTTGATTATATGTGGGCAGGAGCATCGCATAGACCGTGTCGCCAGAACTCTCCCAGTACAAGGGATAGAATGCCCTAGGCCACGAGGCGGTCGGTTCATCCCAGGCTTCTAATGCTGCCCTGATTGCGTCACCGTTCTGGTCGGGGTCTTCCATACCATTGTTGAGCATAATCCTGTCGGCGACCCTGACTGTAGCCATGACTACACGTTTCCTATTGGGGAACCACAGGGCTCTGATGTCATACCCATAGAAGATGGGGGACTTACTTGTATCGTTAGTCACTCCCTCGAACTTGAATCGCATCATTGTGGTAGCTGGTTTGTTTGAACTTCCATCGACGGGCAGATAAGCCGTAGTTGTGGGCGAAGTCTTAAACTTAGCAGTAGAACTTATCTCTGTCCATGAACTATCACCCAGCTTTTGATAGTATGCTCTCATGTATATGTTAGTTGTGGTGTCGGCCATAATTAATGTAATTTTGACGACGCCTTTGCTATCTGCCATCATGTTGAAAGGTAGCCAAGAAGTCTGGCAACTGCCCCCTGTTTGGTATGTGTAATTTGTGTCGGACTTGATGTTACCGTACATAGTAGTCAGAGGATAATAGTACAGGGAATCGCCCGAACTTGTCGATGATACATATAAACGTTTCTTGTACACAGAAGAGGCGTATAGTTTTTCACAGCCTGTTAAGGCTAGTTCGGAAAGGCTATGCCACACAAATTGCACAGACGAACCTATAGTCTCCCACCGACCAGCTATAATTTGTATATTAGAGCCATCATCTATAGCACAATATAGATAGGAACTATCGCCAACTAAGCCTTGTATGATACCATCAAATTCTGTCGAGCCTGTAATATATTTAGACGGAGATATATCCGTGATTATGGCTGAGCCTGTGTCATATTCCCACAAAGCTTGGGCTCCGCATGGGATATATAAATTGCCCTGCCACTCTACAGCGGCTGCTCCACTGGTCGAAGTTTTCTCAGAGAGTAGCTGTGGGGCCAACTCCTGTGGGTTACCATCAGAGTCTATATAATAGGGCATGTCCTCTTTCATGACATAAGGAACACCCGCCACTCCAATTAAAGAGGTTATGTCATCTGATATGGAGCCAACGGTTGTCTCAGATGACCATGTATCAGTTGTAGGGTCAGTAGCTGTGAACACCATATTTGGTACAACTACACCGTACATAGTATTACCTATCTTAGTACCAAAGTCTTTGACTGAATCAGAACGTGTAACATTTTCTGATAAGTCCATGTAATAATAATAGTTGTCCCGTAGGTACACACTCTTGGCAGTATCGTGTGCTACAGCGTTTGTGCCCAAAATGCCACGAACTACAGTAAGTAAACTACCAGCTGATTCTGAATTAGACACATACATTAATTCAGATTCTATCGTGATGATAGACCCTATAGGTA